GTTCTCTTTGAACAGATTATTCCTACCGAGTGTACGGTCCACGACCAGGCATATATGGAAGCCAACGGATGGTTCCCAATCGAACCTGAAGGAGTGACTGAGGACGTTGACTTTGTTGAAGAGTAATGAACTACGAGATTATCTCTATTGCTATCGGCGCGTTGGGAGGCATTATAGCCACATGGGTTAAGATGACAAACGAGGTAACTACAATTAAGGCGCGCTTGTTTTCGCTAGAGAAGCAAGAGACCAAAGTTCAGCAGAGCCTTGACGTCTTAGTAGATGGTGTAAATGAGATTAAGTTATTGCTCGCTAAGAAGGGTATTGAATGAGGAACCTAAAACGAATCATCTTACACTGCTCAGCTACACCAGGTGGCCGCGATGTAACTGTTGATGATATACGTGGATGGCATATGCTTCGAGGATGGGACGATATAGGATATCACTTCTGTATATACGCCGACGGTTCAATACATAAGGGTAGAGATATAGATGTGATTGGGGCTCACACCCACTCGCACAATCTAGATTCTATAGGTGTATGCTATATAGGGGGCGTGGATAACAACTTAAAACCTCTAGACACGATGACTGAGATGCAGGATATATCGTTCTTAAATCTGGTTAAAAGTTTACGCCTTATTTTTGGGGAGTTAAGTATCCACGGACACAATGAGTTTTCAAGCAAGGCTTGCCCTTCATTCGATGTTCAGGATAAGTATAAATTTTTAAACGCAACGACATGAATTTTTTAGCATCATACTGGGCCGAGATTGCATTGGCTGTTTTGACTGCGGCAGGAACTATGACCGCGCTTACAGAAACCAAGAAGGACGACCGCATTGTAAATGTATTGTCTCGTATCCTTCAGGCCGTTGTCATGGGTAAGAACCGAAAAGCGTAAGAACGTATGCCTAAGATTAGTACATACGGAACCGTTACACCTAGTCCGTCTGACCTGATTGTGGTTAGCGACGCGAATGACTCCAACGCCACGAAGAATATTACAGTGGGTTCGCTGTCTTCAGCGACAGCTCCTACTTATTATATCGACGCGTATTCGAATACGGCAGCTACAACAACTATATCATCGGCGGATACTTATGTTGATTTAAGTGTGGCGCTCTCTACGGGGTTGTCTGACGGGTATTCAGCTTCAAATAATTTGGTAACGAATACCAACACACCTCAGACTACTTTACTTTCGCAGGTAACCGTAGCTATGACGTTGAGTACGGGAAACAATAACGTTGTTACAACTTTATTGTCTAATAATGGCGTTGATATAGTAGCGTCTACGCAAGATTCAACTGCCCCTGGTTCGGGCGACGACTTTATTTTGACTATGACGTGTATCACAAACTTGCTTTACAATCAAGCGTTAAAGGTTCGTATAAAAAATAGCGCGGCTACAAATGTTATTTGTAAGCACGTAAATTTCGTGGTTCATTCTATCTAAGCCATGCTCATCCGCAAGATATCTGTAGGCCCTGACTATAAAGGAGGTGCTATGCACTACCTAGTGGGTCAGGAGATACTCGGCGGAAGCTATACCATTCATCTTATCTCTTACGATAAGGACTCTGAGTCTGTTATGATATGGATACAGAAGTCTAATAGAGTTTATTTGTGGAAGGAATTCAAGAAGACAATGCCTATGTCTATTGAATATGACATTAACTTTGACTAGTGAGGTCACCATTTTCTTTTATCGCTCGTCCCGTTAACGGGAAACGATACACCAACTCGAAAGAGATTGAGGGTATGGATATTATAACCAGCACCTCTGAGGAGGACCACACGTCCTCGACAAGGGAGGCGGAGGTTATCGCCCTACCCTTAGGGTACGAAGGTCCGATAGAGGTTGGTGACACACTCCTAGTGCACCACAACGTCTTTAAGTTCTATAACGATATGAAGGGTCGGCAGCAAAGCGGTAAGAGCTTTTTCCGTGACGACCTCTTTTTCGTGGATACGGAGCAGTTCTATATGTACCGTCACGACGGTGAGTGGCACGCCTACGATAGGTATTGCTTCGTTCAGCCTGTCGCTCCTGAGGATTGGATTCTTATGAAGCCACTTAAGGAAGAGCCGCTAACAGGTATTATGCGCTACCCTAACGAAGCGCTAACAAGTATGGGCGTGAAGGCGGGAGACAAGGTCACCTTTAAACCAGACAGTGAGTACGAGTTCTCCGTGGATGGAGAGAAGATGTACCGTATGTACGACCACCAGATAACTACCATACTAGATGGAGTCTAAAGAACTAAAGGTTCGTATCATAGCTGCTGGACGCCGAGCTGTAGAGCAGCTCATCAAGGTGGCTCAGGAGGATATTATAAAACCTAACGAGGAAGACGAGTTGGCGGCTGATAGGTTAAAGAATGCGGCAGCTACCAAGAAGCTAGCTATCTTCGATGCGTTCGAGATATTAAATAAAATTGATTCTGAGCAGGAGCAGCTAGATTTAAGTGTATCCACCTCAGGACGAGAAGACACCAAGCAGGGATTTGCAGAACGACGGTCCAAATAAATTACATCGCGTCCTTCACGACCATGTACCTAAAAACGCGTTGGCTCGAAAGAACCAAGCGAGCACTTGGGTGTATGGGTACAACGAGAAGTATGATATGGTGGTCATATCCAAGACGGGTAAGGTCGGTCAGATAATTAATATCTCAGGATTAAATATCGCGCTGCCTTTAAATACAGAAGAGGTAAAGCGTAAGGCTAAACGTAGCGAGGAGCACTGGGTAAGGGAACCTCTACCTAAACCGCTATCTAAAATCCAGTCTATCTTCCAGTGGAATGATATGACCGCTGTGTTTAAGGATACCTGGGTGGACTATATAGAGTCTGAGTTCGATAAGCGTGAGGCGGGCCACTGGTTTATGAATAACGGAGTGTCTACCTATATCACGGGGGCGCACTATATGTATCTCCAGTGGACGAGTATCGATATAGGCTACCCTGACTTTAGAGAGGCCAACCGTATCTTCTTTATATTCTGGGAAGCCTGTAAAGCTGACGAGCGCTGCTTCGGTATCTCGTACCTTAAGATAAGACGTTCTGGATTCTCCTTTATGGGCTCCTCGGAGTGCGTAAATACAGGTACGCTAGCAAAAGACGCCCGTGTAGGGGTGCTCTCTAAGACTGGTAGTGACGCTAAGAAGATGTTCACCGATAAGGTGGTTCCTATCGCTAACCGCCTGCCCTTTTTCTTCAAACCTATCCAGGATGGTATGGATAAACCGAAGACGGAGCTAGCTTTTCGGGTTCCTGCGTCTAAGATTACCAAGAAGAATATGCACGAGGTGGGTAATGACGAGATAGTAGGTCTCGATACCACCATCGACTGGAAGAATACGGATGATAACAGCTATGACGGGGAGAAATTACTGCTGTTAGTACATGACGAGAGCGGGAAATGGATTAAACCCAACAACATCCTCAATAACTGGAGGGTAACGAAGACCTGCCTACGACTGGGTAGCCGAATTATAGGTAAGTGTATGATGGGGTCCACCTCTAACGCGCTTAATAAGGGTGGCTCTAACTTTAAGAAGTTATACGAGGACTCTAGTATAGAGAAACGTAACGCTAACGGCCAGACCCTTAGCGGTATGTACTCTTTGTTTATCCCTATGGAGTATAACATGGAGGGGTTCATCGATAGGTTCGGTCATCCTGTATTCCATAAGCCATCGGAGCCTGTGTTAGGGGTTGACAACCAGAAGATTAAGAACGGAGCTATTGATTACTGGGAGGCGGAGGTAAGTTCTTTAAAGAATGACCCTGATGCGCTTAACGAATTCTATAGGCAGTTCCCTAGAACGGAGTCTCACGCTTTCCGTGACGAGAGTAAGTCCTCGCTGTTCAACCTAACTAAGATATACCAGCAGTTAGATTACGCGGACTCTTTAGTGAAGGAGCACTACACAACAAGAGGCTCCTTTCGGTGGAAGGACGGTATTAAAGATACCGAGGTGGTGTTCTACCCAGATAAACGTGGGCGCTTCAACGTAAGTTGGACACCGCAGAAGGGTATGCAGAATAAGGTGATTGAGAAGCACGGTATTAAGTACGCGGGCAACGAGCACCTAGGTTCTTTTGGTTGTGACTCGTATGATATATCAGGAGTTGTGGGTGGGGGCGGCTCTAACGGGGCGCTGCACGGTATGACTAAGTTTCATATGGATGAGGCGCCTACTAACGAGTTTTTCTTAGAGTATGTGGCGCGTCCTCAGACCGCTGAGATATTTTTCGAGGAGGTCCTTATGGCTTGTGTGTTCTATGGTATGCCTATCCTTGTAGAGAACAATAAACCTAGGCTGCTATACCACTTTAAGAACAGGGGCTACCGTGGGTTCTGTATGAACCGCCCTGACAAGCACTACACTAAGCTCTCGAAGACAGAGCGCGAGCTAGGTGGTATACCCAACTCTTCGGAGGATGTAAAGCAGGCGCACGCCGCCGCTATAGAGTCGTATATCGAGAAGCATATAGGGCTGGATATGGAGGGAACCTTTAGGGACCCTGACGATATGGGGTCTATGCCATTCGTTAGGACGTTAGAGGACTGGGCTAAGTTTGACATCAGTAATCGTACTGCTTTTGACGCTACTATAAGTTCAGGTTTGGCTATCATGGCCAACCAAAAACACCTATATACACCTGAGCAGAAAGAAAAAAAAATTAGTCTTAACTTCGCGAGGTATCGTAACTCTGGGAATACGAGTGAGCTTATTACATGAAGAACGTCAAAGTAAATATTTCAGCGGCAGGTTTCCCTAGTCAATTCGTTACTGATGCTGAGAAAGCGACGGAGGAATTTGGGTTGCAAATCGGTCAGGCTATTCAGTATGAGTGGTTCAAGAAGGACGGCAATCAGTGTAGGTTCTATAACCAGTGGCGGGACTTCAACCGTCTAAGATTGTACGCACGCGGGGAGCAATCCGTAGCTAAGTATAAGAACGAGTTAGCTGTTGACGGTGACCTGTCATATCTAAATCTTGACTGGACACCCGTTCCTATCCTGCCTAAGTTTATTGATATCGTAGTTAACGGTATGTCGGAGCGGCTCTTTAAGATAAACGCCTACGCTCAGGACGCGTTGTCCCTTTCTCGCCGTAGTAAGTATCAGAATATGATACAGGGGCAGATGGCTGCTAAGCCTATGCTTCAAACTATCCAGCAGGAGACAGGTGTCAATCCATTTACGATGGACCCTGATGAGCTCCCTGAAACGGATGAGGAGTTGCAACTCTATATGCAGCTTAAGTTTAAGCCAGCTATTGAGATTGCAGAGGAGGAAGCTATCAACACTATATTCGACGAGAACCACTACGACGATTTACGTAAGCGGTTCGATTACGACCAGATGGTACTGGGTATTAGCGTGGCTAAGCATGAGTTTCTTAAGGGCTCTGGGGTAAAGGTGTCTTACGTAGACCCTGCTAACGTGGTCTACAGCTATACCGAGGACCCGCATTTTAAAGATTGTTTTTATTGGGGTGAGATTAAAACAGTTCCTATCATAGAGCTGCTGAAGATTGACCCCACCCTTACCAACGAGGATTTAGAGGAGATATCTAAGTACGGCCAGAGCTGGTACGACTACTATAACGTGGCACAGTACTACGACAACGATATCTTCTATCGAGATACCACGACCTTGATGTACTTCAACTATAAGACAACTAAGAAGATTGTCTATAAGAAGAAGATGCTAGAGAATGACGGGTCTCGTATGATTGAGAAGACCGACGAGTTCAACCCGCCTGCCGAGATGATGGAGGAAGGGAACTTCGAGAAGGTAGAGAAGACTATTGATGTGTGGTATGATGGCGTTATGGTTATGGGAACCAACACCTTACTGAAGTGGGAGGTAGCTGAGAATATGGTTCGCCCTAAATCGGCTAGCCAACACGCGCTTCCTAACTACGTAGCCGTTGCGCCACGTATGTATAAGGGTGTTATCGAGTCATTGACTCGGCGTATGATTCCTTTTGCTGACCTCATCCAAATTACACACCTTAAGTTGCAGCAGGTTATCTCACGTACCGTCCCTGACGGCGTGTATATCGACGCTGACGGCCTTAACGAAGTGGACCTAGGGACAGGCAACGCCTACAACCCAGAGGACGCCCTACGTCTTTACTTCCAGACGGGTAGTGTAGTAGGTAGGAGTTATACCCAGGACGGAGATTACAACCAGGGTAAGGTACCTATCACTCAACTGAACTCTAGCTCTGGAGCTAACAAGGCCCAGATGTTGATTCAGAATATGAATCACTACCTACAGATGATTCGCGATGTCACGGGACTTAACGAAGCGCGTGACGGCTCTACCCCTGACCCTTACTCTTTAGTGGGTGTTCAGAAGTTAGCCGCTTTAAATTCCAATACAGCTACACGACATATCCTGGATGCGGGCCTCTATATCTATAGGTCTATAGCGGAGGGGTTGACGTATCGTATCTCTGACATATTAGAATACGCTGATTTTAAGGAGCAGTTCGTTAATCAGATTGGTAAATACAACGTCAGTATCCTAGAGGATATTAAGGACCTGTATATATACGACTTCGGTATCTTTATTGAAGTGGCCCCTGACGAAGAGCAGAAGGCTATGCTGGAGCAGAATATTCAGATGGCTTTATCTAAAAGCGATATCAATCTAGAGGACGCTATTGACATCAGGGAGCTCCGTAACCTGAAGATGGCCAACCAGCTTCTTAAGATGAAGCGTGTCGCTAAGCAGGATAGGGAAGAGAAGATGCAGATGCAGCAACAGGCTATGCAAGCGCAGCAGCAACTGAAGTCCCAGGAGATGGCAGGCCAGATGGCTATGCAGAAAAACCAGCAGGAAATTCAAGGGAAGATGCAGCTTAAGCAAGCTGAGGTGGCCTTTGATATTGAAAAGATGAACAACGAAGCTCAGCTTAAAGCTCAGCTTATGGAGACCGAGTTCAACTATCAGATGCAGCTGAAGGGTATTGTAGAAGACGGTATGCAGACACGTGAGAACGAGAAAGAGCAAGCGAAGTCCGACCGTATCAGCCAACAGAATACAGAGCAGTCAAGGTTAATTAACCAGCGCAAGAACAACTTACCTCCACAGACGTTTGAGTCTAACGAGGATAGCTTGGATGGGTTTGACCTAGCTGAATTCGAGCCGAGATAAAAAATTAAATTCAATCTAATGGAAATTAAAGTACGAGCGGTAGAAGACGTGGAAACTAAATCAGTGCAGGAGGTAGAGGCACAGCTTCTAGAAAAGCACGAGGAGAGTTTAAATGAAACCCCTGTGGAGCCTGTGGCTGAAGCGGCGGTGGACCAGGAACTTAAAGAAGAGGATGTCCTTAGTTATATCGGTAAGCGATATGGCCGAGATATCTCTTCGTTAGATGAGCTTAATCAGGAGCGTGCTCAATCGGAAGAGTTACCTGAGGATGTAGCCGCGTACTTTAAGTACAAGAAAGAAACTGGCCGTGGTATCGAGGACTTTGTTAAGCTTAACAGAGACGTAGATACAGTTGACCCTAACACTATGCTAAAGGAATACCTTATGGCTACAGAGGAGGGGCTAGATGAAGAGGACATCGAGTCCGTAATGCAGGAGTATGATTACGACGAGGACTTAGATGATGAAGCCTTTATCAAGAAGACTAAGGTCGCTAAGAAAAAAATTATTGCTAAAGCAAAGAAGCACTTCGAAGAACAGAAAGAGGCTTACAAGATTCCCCTTGAGTCAAGCGGGAGTCTTTCTCTAGAAGACAACGAAGAGTATCAGAGCTATAAGCAGTATGTTGAACAGTCAAAGACTTTTCAAGAGGAGCAGACGCGTAAGGCAGAGTGGTTTGGCCAGAAATCCGATGAGGTTTTCGGCAGTGAGTTCAAAGGTTTTGAGTTCTCTATAGACGACAAGTCGTATGTATTTTCTCCTGGAGATAAGGCAGAGTTAAGGAAGTTACAAGACACTCCGCAAGCTTGGATTAACAAGTTCGTGGATGACAAGGGCCTCGTTAATGACGCTGTGGGTTACCACAAATCTTTGGCCGTCGCGATGAACCCAGAGAAATTTGCTAAGTTCTTTTATGAGCAAGGCAAATCAGAAGCTGTGGACGATGTGATGCGTAAGACAAAGAATATTAATATGTCTGAACGTAGCACACCTCAAGCGGTATCGAAGGGTGAGTTTAGTGTTAAAGCCGTCAGCCCAGATTCGGGACGAGGCTTGAAAGTCCGAAGTGTAAAACGCACTTCTTAATTATTTAAAAAGAAAAAATGGCAGTTAAAACAGACCCAGGATTCAACCTACAGCCAAGCGCTGAACGGGTTCCTACAGCAACAAATTATATTACCAACTTTGATTTCTTGAATCAGTATCTCCCTGATACTTATGAGAAGGAATTTGAGCGTTATGGTAATCGCACCATCTCTGGTTTCTTACGTATGGTAGGAGCTGAGATGCCTTCTAACTCTGACCTTATTAAGTGGGCAGAACAAGGACGTCTCCACGTAAAGTATACTGATGTAACAACAACAGCTGGTGCCGCAGGAACAACTAACGTATTTACCGTTCCTAGTACTAACGCAAACCCAAGCGGAGGCGGGACTCCTGCTTTTAGCGCAACTAGCGCTATGGCTATCCGTAATGGACAGACCGTAATTATCTCTCGTACTACTGGAGCTGCTGGTATGTGGAAGGCTGTCGTTAGTGACGCTGATGTTACTACTCAAGAATTCACAGCAAACTACTACACGGCTACTGGCCCAGTTGTTACAGCTGGCGATAAGTTCACTGTATTCATCTATGGCTCTGAGTTTACGAAAGGAAGCCTTGGTATGGAGGGTTCTTTAGAGTCTGACGATATCTTCTTCGAGAATAAGCCAATTATCATCAAGGACAAGTACGCTGTCTCTGGTTCTGACATGGCTCAAATCGGATGGGTTGAGATTCAAACCGAAAACGGAGCTAGCGGATACCTATGGTATATGAAGTCTGAGCACGAGACACGTCTTCGTTTCGACGATTACTTGGAGACTGCTATGATTGAAGCTGTACCTGCTGCACAAGGCTCAGGTGCTGACAGCTTGTTAGGCAATGGAGCTGCTGCTGGTGCAACAGGCGCTGGTTCTGAAGGTATCTTCTATGTAGTTAACAACCGAGGTAATGTATACGGCGGAGGTAACCCAACTACGTTGGCTGACTTTGACACTATCATCTCACGATTGGATAAGCAAGGCGCTATCGAAGAAAATGTAATCTTCGTTGACCGTCAGTTTAGCTTTGATATCGACGATATGTTGGCTGCTCAAAACTCTTACGGAGCAGGTGGTACTTCTTACGGTCTCTTCGACAACGATAAGGACATGGCGTTGAACCTCGGATTCACTGGATTCCGTCGTGGCTATGACTTCTATAAGTCTGACTGGAAGTACTTGAACGACCCAACTATGCGTGGTGGGTTGCCTACCGCAACTGGTTCAGGACGTATCAACGGCTTGTTAGTTCCAGCTGGCTCTACATCTGTATATGACCAAATCCTAGGCAAGAACGCTAAGCGACCTTTCCTTCACGTTCGGTACCGCGCTTCAGAAACTGAAGACCGTCGTTACAAGACTTGGATTACTGGTTCTGCTGGTGGCGCCGCTACTAGCTCTCTCGATGCGATGGAAGTTAACTTCCTCTCTGAGCGTGCTGTATGCACCTTGGGAGCGAATAACTTCTTCTTGTTCGAAGCATAATAAACTGAGGAATGAGGGGGGACTACGGTCCCCCCTTCTTCTATTTTAAATTCTAAATCATATCAAATGAAAAGTAAAGCCCCTATGGTAGATAGAATCTACCGACTAACTAAGGAAGAAGCGCCATTGGCGTACATGATTCCTGCACAAGGTAACGCCCGTACACCGCTGCTATATTGGGATGACGAAGCTGGAGTTAATAAAACTCTACGCTACGCCCGTAACCAGAAGTCCCCCTTCGTGGATGAGCAGGACGGCAACGTGGTTTTAGAACCTATCGTATTTGAGGATGGATTCCTTTCGGTCCCTAGACAGAATCCAGTCCTACAAGAGTTTCTCCAGTACCACCCTTTAAATGGTATTAAGTTCGAGGAGATTAATAATGAGCGCGACGCTCATAAAGAGCTAGAGGCTGTCAACCTAGAGGTAGACGCCCTTATCCAATGTCGTGAGATGTCTATCGAGCAAATTGAGAATGTAGCCCGCGTGGTATTTGGTATGGACCCGTCCTCTCAAACTACAGCTGAGCTACGTAGAGATATGCTCATCTTCGCCCGTCATAACGCCGAGGCTTTTTTACAGGCTGTCAATGACCCTGAGCTTAACTTCAACGCTTCTATCCAGGGGTTCTTTGATAAAGGACTCCTTACGTTCCGTAAGAACAAGCAGGAGATTTGGTTCAATACATCTACCAATAAGAAGAAGATGCTTACCGTTCCATTTGGTGATGACCCTATGACAGCGGCTGGCGCTTACCTTATGGGTGACAACGGGCTAGACCACTTGAATATGCTTGAGTCTGCTATGTAGACCTACACGTTTATACACGAGAGAAGAGGGGTTAATAGCCCCTCTTTTTTTATCGTATATTTGTGTCGATAATTTTTTCTAACGCATAATTTTTTACCATGCAAAAGTATATCAAAGTCACAGGCATTGCGACCCATGACACAATGATTCTCCCCGCGTTTAACGTGTACAATATCGAGATTGATGCA